CGGGGACGTACCGCCCCGCCTACAAGGGCGCCACGGTGGCACTACGGGAGGGTTCGGGCGTGGACACCATATCGATCGAGAACGGGGCTACACGGGCGTCTGACGCGCCCCCAGAGGGCATCACCGAGGATCGCGTGACCACCATCGCGCGGGGCGTGGCCCGGGCCGAGCTGGAGCGCGCGGAACGCAGCCTGGCGGAAGCTGGCGGCCGCCCCGCCACCGATGCGGGCCCGTTCGCCGGCGTCCGCACCCTGGGCGAGCTGATGGTGCGCGGAGTCACCGCGCAGAAGGGCGATGCGATCCTGAACCTGGGCGCCGCGATCGCCCGCCGCGCGATCGCCAACCAGGTGATCGCGGATTCCCCGGGCGTCCACGCGGGTGGCGTGGAAGGGACCATCCGCGGGATCGTGAACCCGTCACGGCCCGTCGTCAACGCGTTCGGGACCGACGATCCGGGCGGGTCGGGCCTCACCGCCTATTGGCCCTATGTGACGGTCGATATCGAAACCCTGGTTGGCGTCCAGTCCGCGGAAAAGGCGGAGATCACGAGCGTGAAAGTCCCGATCCTGCGGGGCTCCGCGGTGCTTGCCACCTACGCGGGCGGGTCGGATGTGAGCTGGCAAAACAAGCTCCGTTCCGATCCCAGCTACATGGAGGGGTATACGCGGATCATGCTCGCGGCCTGGGCCGCGGTGACCGATAAGGCGTTCGCGACCGCGATCCTTGCGGCCGCGGGCACCACGCTCCCGACCGTGGCAGCGGGCGCATCCGATACCGAAATCCGGGCGGCCATCTTCGCCGCGTCGGTCGCTGTGGAGAAGGCAACGGGCTCGCCCGCATCGTTCGCGCTCGCGGGTGATAACGCGTTCATCTACTTCGGCGGCAAGCTCCCAATGGCCCCGATCGTGGGCGGGTCGGGCACGTCTCTCGCGTCCACGCTGAACGTCTCCATTTCGGGCATCCAGCTCATCCACGCGCCCCACATCACCACCGACAACATCATTGTCAGCAATCGGGCCGCGGCCGCATGGCTGGAGGAAGGGCCCTTCCAGGCGGTGGCGGAAGATGTGCTGCACCTGGGCAGTGACTACGCCATCTGGTCGATGGGCACCAGCGCCATCTACGCGCCCCTGGGCATCGTGAAAATCCTCAAGACTCCGGGCGCGGTCACCGCGTCGGCGGATGAGGGCGAATCCGCCCGCGCCCGCAAGTCGTCGTAGGTGGAATGGGTGACCGCCAGCCAGGTACTCGGCCTGGTTGGCATCGCCCCCCCGGGCACCGCGCCCCAGGCGGAGCGTGCCGCCCTGGTGGCGGACGCGATCAACGTGGGCATGACGCGGGCCCTGGACCGCGCCGATTCCGACCCCGTGCTTGCCACGGGTGATGCGGAGCTGCGCGCGGCGGCCGCCACCGCGGGCGCCTACGCCTACCGACGGTTCGATACCGCGTTCGATTCGGTGGGCTATTCGGACCTGAACGGCACGGCCGTGAAAGTCGCGCGCGATGCCCTGGCGTACGTGGCGCCCCAGCTCGAACGATGGCGGTGGGTGGGTGTCGGGTGATCCCCGCCGATGTGGCCGATGCGATCGCGGACGCGCGCGCGGAGCTGGCGGCCGCCCTGGTGGCGGGCAGTCCGCCGGATGGCTGGATCGTGCGCACCTACGCGGGGTCGGGCCCGTGGGCGGGCATGGCGGCGCTGATCGCCCAGGGCACGCCCTTCCTCGAACCCGCCCGCGACGTGCCCGGGCCCGGGGCGTTTCGCATCCGCTGGGGCGTGCTCCTGGTGGCGGGGCACTTTGACGTGGAGGCGTCCGCGGCCGCCCTGGACATGATGTCCGCCACCGCCCTGGCGGTGGCCTACGGGATGCCCGGCTGGGAAGCGCCATCGGTGGGCGGGGCGAGGCTCCTGGAGGTGTCGGGCGGCCGCTACCTGACGGGCACCCTCTACGCCAGCCGGGTGGTGTCGTTGTGCTGACCTGGCGCGTGGTGCTCCTGTTCCTGGGCGTCGTGGCGTTCGTCATCGCGGCGTTCGTCCGCCCGCGCTGGGACGTGGACTGGACGCCCCTGGGTTTCGCATTCGTGGCCGCGTCGCTACTCGTGGAGGGCATCTGATATGGCGTTCACCAGCCCCGTGTACCTGCGCAATGCGTGGGTGAAGCTGAAGAAAACGCAGGGCGGCACGCTCGCCCAGTACTCCTGCCAGGTCAAGCGGGTGGCGCTGGTGCCCGAGCCCGGGGAAGAGGTGTCCTACAAAACCCTGGGCGGGGATGCGTGCTCCTGGACCGAGGTCGGCACCGCCACCTGGACGCTCGAAATTGACGGGGCCCAGGGCTGGGGCGCGGCGGACGGGTTCGCCCGATTCCTGTTCGACAATGAAGGGCAGCTTCTGACGTTCCAGATTGACCAGTACGGCATGACCCACACCCCCACCGCGGAAGAGCCCGGGTTCACGGGCACCTGCCGTGCGATCCCGACCAGCTACGGGGGCGAACAGTCCACCTACGCGGAATTCGAGGTGGTGCTACCCGTGCAGGGCAAACCCACCCTGGTGGTGTCCACGTTCTCGCCCACCGCCGACGAAGAGGCGGCCGACGAAGAGTCGGCCGCGTAGGTGCGCCTGGGGCCCGAGGATCGGGGGCGCCTGGATGCTGAATACCGCCGCTTCCTCATTGCCCTGGGGGTGCGGATCGCCCTGCCCCGCGATGGGGAGCGGCGGCCCTCTCCGGATGTCGGGGGCAGCTCTCCGGATGTCGCGGGCCCGTCGGCGGGCTGGTACCGCCCGCCCCACCGCCGCCAGGACCCCGCGTCCGACCCATCCGAGCCCACCGACGAATCGGGCGATACGGGCTCCGACCACGGCTGGAGCAATTGCACGATGGCCGCGGGCAGCATGGCGCTGGCATTCCACACCACGGGCCGCCTCTCCCCATGGGGTGGGGACCTGCGCCATGCCCCATCCCAGCCCGACATGACCGGGGGGACCGACCTCTACGACGTGGCGGCCGCCTGGGCGGACTACGGGGAGGCGCTCCAGGTGCGTACGGGCGCGGGCTGGGAGGGCGTGCGCATGGACCGGGAGGCGGGGCGGGCGCTGATCCTGACGGGCACGGGCAATGTGCCAGGGGCGGCCACCTTCGATGGCGGCCATGCGATCGTGGTCCTGCCCGAAACCCGCGACGATGGCGCGTGGCTCCAGGGCGATCCGCTCTGCACGGGGTTTGAATGGGTGACCGAGTCCGCCCTGCGGGCGTGGGCGGAGCGTCTCGAGCCGAGCGTGAACTACGCGCGCAGCGCAGCTCACCCGCCCGCGGGCGGCTACGCGGAGGATGTGATGTTCAACGTGGCCCCCATGACCACCCACCGCGATGTGATCGTCCGCGATTGCGCGGTGCTGTACCGCGACAGCGCCCTGTCGGTCCGCCATTCGGTGGCGACGGGTGATACCGCCCTGGGGTTCGTCGGCGCCACGAACGACGCGTACATCGTGGTCAACGCGGGCAACACGAACTTCATCCGGCGGGCGGACGCGGTCGACATCGTGCCCATGGACCGGGAGTACACGTAGGTGTCAGGCGTCACCGGGCGGGTGGACGGCATCCCCGAGAACCAGGCGCGGCTGCGCGCGGTGGGTGAGGGCGTCCACCACATGGAGGAAACACACCGCGCGATCGCGGAGCTGGTGCGCGGGCCCGCGGCCGCGAACGTGCCGAACACCACGGGCCGGGGCACGGGCACCCTGGCCGCGAGCCTCACCGTCAACGCGGACGCGGTCGCGGGCTGGATCGATTCCGCCACCGAGTACGGCACGCTCATCGAGAACCGATACCAGTACGTGGGCAGGGCCACCGAGTCGATGGGCGACGCCCTGGCCGCACGCTACGAACAGGGGTTGTCGGAGATCGTGGAGCGCGCGGGATGACGCGCGACGTGGTGGCCGCCCTGGCCGCCCTGGACATCCCCGACCCGATCGCCATCACCGAGGGTGCCCTGGAGCGGGGGCTGGGGCTGGGCGAGCTGGCGCTGGTGGCGGAGCTGGTGGGGCTCGAAAGCCTGGACGATGTGATGCAACCCGGGCGTCTGCCCGTTGCCAAACAGCTCCGGCTCCGACAGGCGCTGATGTGGGTGCGGGTGCGCCGATTGCGCGACTCGCCCGATCCGGAGCTCCGGGCGCTGGCGGACACGCCCTTCGATCGCACCGACTCCTGGCTGCCCGTGCTCGCGGTGGTGCCCGACGGGAATGGAAACGGGCACGGGCCCCCGAACCCTTCGACCCCCGCGGCACGCCCGCCGCGCGCGCGATCGCGGGGGAAATCGTGACCATCGCGGTGGCCCTGGGCATCACCCCCGCCCAGGTGCGCGAGCTGTCCTATGACGAGCTGGACGCGTGGGTCATGCTCCTGCGTCGCAACCAGCGCAGGGCGGCCGCACGTCGGCGGGCCCGGGCATGACCACGCCCCTGACGGTCGTGCTCCAGGCGGACACGAAGGACCTGGAGGCGGGGCTGGAGAAGGGCGGCGGGGGCATCGACCTGTTCGGTCAGAAGGTGTCCGGGGGGATGCTCCTGGCGGGCGGGGCGGTGGTGGCCGCGGCGGGGGTCGCAATCTCCGCGATCGCGGACTGGACCCAGGCGGCCATTGACGATGCGGCCGAACAGGATGCGCTCGCGCTCGCCATCGAGAACGCGGGCGCGGCCACCGCCACGTCCACCGCCCAGGTGGAGGCGGCCATTGCGGCGGGCCAGGAGCGCGCGTTCACCGACAGTCAGACGCGTGAGGCGCTGACGGGACTGATCGGCGCCACGGGCGATGTCGCAAGCGCGACCGAGCTGCTATCGACTGCCCAGGACGTAGCCCGACTAAGTGGCGTGGACTTGCAGACTGCAACGGACGCTGTGCGCAAGGCATACGACGGGAATGGGGCCCAGCTCGCGAAGCTGACGGATCAGCAGACCAAAGGGCTCACGTCCACCGAAATCCTGACGAACGCGCAGAAGCTGGCCGCGGGCCAGGCGGACCTGTACGGGGAGTCCACCAAGGGTGCGATGGAAAAGTCCCAGATCGCGATGGATGAAGCGACCGAGTCGATCGGGTCTGCGTTCATCCCGATCGTGGAGGCGATCGTTCCGGCCCTGGTGCCCGTGCTCGAAGCGATCGCGATGCTGGTAAATGAGCTGCTGCCGCTGTTGCGCCCGGTCATCGACGTGGCGGTGGCGGGCATCAAAATCCTGGTGGAGGTGCTGAAAACGGTGATCGGCATTCTCCACGATGTGATCGCGGCGGTGAAGTCGGTCATTGACTGGATCGGGCAAATGGCGGACATCGCCCGGAACGCGGTCGCGACCGTCCAGGGCGCCATCGACGCGGTGAACCCGTTCTCCGTGGAGGGCAGCGCGTCGGTCAATTCGCTGGGCGCGATGGCCCTGGACGCAGCTCCGCGCGCATCGGGGGGCGGTGGCGGTGGCGGGGGCTCCACCGTCAATGTCCAGGTCATGTCCGCCGACCCCGAACAGGTGGTGCGCGCGATCCGCCGCTGGGCCCGGAACAATGGCGGCAGCGGGCCGTTTACCAGGGGATTGGATCGGAGCACCGCATAGTGGTGCTCCTGCGCGGAGCCGATATCCGCTTTGAGCTGTACTACTCGTCCGCCTGGCATGACCTGAGCCTGTGCGTCACGTCCGCCACCTGGCAATGGGGCGCCACCGAGGCGCTGGGCCCGCTGACCGAGTGTGAGGGCGGCACGCTCCGCGTGTCGATCGCCGATCCGAACCGCGACTATGACCCGGAGAACCCCGCCAGCCCGCTCCTGGGCAAGCTGAAGGTTGGGATCGGGTTCCGGGTGCTGATCGACAGCACTCCCGCCTGGACGGGCGTGTTGCAAACGTGGGGCTGGGACCGCGGATCGGGCGTCGCGGACCTGAACGGCATCGACCCCCTGGGCCAGCTCGCGGTGCGCATGCTGCCCGATCGGTACGACCTCCAGGACTACGCGGCCACGTCCGCCGAACAGGCGATGTTCCTGCTGGACTCGGTGGAATGGCCCAGCGCGAACAGGTACTTCCCGTCGGGCACCACGGGCGTGACCCGGGGCAATCAGACGGTGGAGGGGTCCGCCCTGGACGGGCTCCACAAAATCCGGTTCTCGGAGCTGGGGCGGCTGTTTCCGATGCGTGACGGCCGGATCGGCTGGTGGGCCCGGACCCGGCCCACCCCGCCCGCGTCCAGCGCGATCATCAATTGCCCGCCCGGGATTCCGCTCACCGACATCTGGAAGGCGTTCGGGTTGGGGCGCGTCCGAAACCGGGTGGTGGTGGCGGCGGGCTATGGCGTGTACGGCACCGTCCGGCCGCCAGACGAGTACCGATCGGTGATGACCACACCGTTCGAGCTGTCGCTGGCGGGCACGTCGAGCGACCCCCCCGTCCCGCTGCCCGAGGATGTCTGGGCGCAGACGATCCTGGACGCGCTCGACCCACCGCCCGTGCTCACGGTGCTGGGTACGATCCTGCCCACGGGCACCGACGTGAAGCTGCTGCTATGCGCCGAATTCGGGGCGCGCTGGACCGCCCACACCACCGACGGCGATGTGCTGGTGGAGCTGGTCGGGCAGCGGGTGACGATCGCGCCAGGCGTGCTGGAGCTGGACGCGATCACCGAGGATGTCCAGGTCAACCCGCCGAACCACCTCCACGCGGTCCTGGTGTCCGGGTCGTCCACGCTCCATTCCGAGTCCACCGTCAGTTATGCGGACGCACGCTCCGCGGGCGGACTCGGCGGCACCGTGGCGGTGATGTCGAACTACCAGGCCTACATCGGACAGGTCTATACCGGCACCTGGCACGTGTACGAGTCCTTCCTGGCGTTCGACACGTCATCGATCCCCGCGGGCGCCACGATCCTGTCCGCCACGTTCGGGGCGATGGTGCATCCCGATTGGCCCTGGAGCGATCCGGCGACGAACTGGCTTGACTATGACCTCCAGGTCCGGTCGTACCCCACGGGCGGCTGGCGGCCCACGCTCGCGGCCGCGGACTGGATCGTCGGGGCGGGCTCCACCACCCTGCGCGCCACGTTCAACACGAAACGCGCCATCGACACGGGGCACGGCGGGTTTTACGAGTGGTCGGACGCGGGGTCAGGGCTCATCGGGGCGGTGAAGAAGGGCGGCACCACCGAGCTGTACGTGGTCAGTGCGCGGACGGTCAACAACCAGGCGCCCGCATACACCCCCTACGAGAACGCCTGGCTGGATTTCGTGCGGCTGCGGATCGACTGGCGCTGAATGTTCGCGTCCCCAGTACCGTCCGCCGCGCGTAAAGCGGCGGTACTGAATCTCACCCGTACCTGGGATGCGAACATTGACCCGCCCCAGTGCGCCAGGACTCCGCAGCCCAGGTGCCCGGGCACACAGACGCCCCGTCCGAACTCACCCGGACGGGGCGTCTGCGGAGACGAACGCGGGAAGGACTCGCGCGTTAGTCTCTAGGCGTCTCAAACCCTAGTGGAAGGATAGCCCGGTGGTGGTCAGACATAACTCCATCCCGTGCGGCCCAGTGCTTCCCTTATCGGAAGTAGGGTCCGCCTCTGACCCGTGCAATTGCAACCATCCGCGCGTCTGGCATGCCGCCCAGCGATGCGACGGGATGCGCTGGGTCGGGGGGGATGCCCCGGACGCCGAGAATGCTCACTACGACCCGTGCGACTGCGCGGCGTTCCGGCTCTATGACGGGCCGCAGCGGTGACCGGGCCGCGGAATCTAGATTCGATACCGCTATCGGCAGTAGGGGCGGGCGGGCGACTCACCCACACCGTTGCGCACTACCTGGCGCTGGTCGGTGACCGGAGAAGGAGGCGGTATCCCGCTGAGCTGATCGCGGCACGCATCCGCCTGGATGGCGGGGATGTGTGGGGCGCGATCCTGCATTTCGGGGTCAGCTATTCCCATGCGTGCCGCATCCGTCGGGGCTGGCGTCCCGGCGGACGGCGCGCTGCCGAGCGTGCGGCATGATCGCGTGGTCGGCTGGCTGGGGCACGCGCGTGGAGCTGGGCCCCGGGCAGGAGCTCGTCCTGGGGATGCTGCGCGCGGCGGTCCGCCACCCATCGCGGACGTGGCACCGCGCACCGCGGATGCGCGAGTACGGGCGTTCTCCAGCCACGGCCCACCGCCATATCCACCGCCTGGCCGCCCTGGGCGTCATCGCGGTGCAGACGGTTCTGGGATGTGACGGGGAAACCCGGTTCACGTTCGGGGTGTCGCGCTGGCTGTGGCGCCCGCCCGTGCGCAGGAACCTGGTGCGGATGCGCAGGGGGCTGGCCGCCCGCGTGGCGCCCGGGCAGCTCGCACTGGCACACGCGGAGTTATCGCGCATCCCGAACGTGCTCCCGTCCCCGATGTCCACCGCCCCCTGGACCTTCGGTGACTGCGCGCTGTGCGGGGCCCGCGATCGCGTCCGCACGGGGCTCCTGAAACGGACGATTGACGGGGAGGAAC